ACCTTGCAAATGGCTGCAAGGTGCTGGTACAGCCTCTTTATATAGCGGCTTGGCGGCTGCTCTTGGCAACGGTGGCTATGACCGTGCTGTGGTTTATACACCGCGCAAAGATTTGGTTCGCTATCCTATGACACTACTGCAACGCACTCCAGTACAATTCGACAGCATCTGGCACAAATCAACTTATTTTTGTAAGCTTGGACAAATCGAAACTGTGTATCCAGAAACAATCGGATATTTTGACGGCATCTAAGTTGCCTAAAAATCTGGGCTTATTAAGTTAAGCCCTTTGATAAACTAATTGGAGATTTAGAATGGCAAAAGTTAAAAAAGTAGTTGATGGTGTTGAAACCGAAGTTGAAGAAGTAATTGAAGCATCCAAGCCTTGGGAAAACGGCGAAACAGATTCTTCAACTCAAGAAACTGCTGAAGAGCAACACGCTGATACCACTGTGGAAGTATTTAAACCTATCGTAACTACTGCCAAAGTCGATTTAGACGTTGATGTAAAAGCGCCTGAAGCCAAAATTGGTGATGATGAATTGGTTGTTGCTCTGGTAAAGAGCCGCTATCATTTACCGCTGGCTGATGGCACCTTCAAAGTTTACGAAGAAGGCGATCAAATCATGCCACGTTCGCACGCGGACCATTGGTTCAGCAAAACACGCGGAACTAAAATTATTGGAGTGCCAGACGTAAATTCATTTAAATCTGCTGATGTTCAACGTAAATTTAAAGCAATTAAAGCTGATCTTGATGACTTTATTCAACAGTTTAATACGCTGCAAGTTGTAACTGATTTTACCGATATTCAAAAAGAACATCTTGGTGACATTGGAGACTTTATCACTAGCGCCAAAAACGCTCTTGATGCGTTTATTAAAACAGTTGGCGGTATTGATTAATGCCTATTACAGTGGCTCAGTTTCGCGCCGATTTCCCTGAATTTATTAGTACAACATTATATCCAAATAGCGGCATTCAGTTTTGGTTGAACTTCGCTTATCGGATGGTTAATGCTGATAAATTCATGAGCGAAACTGACTTGGCAGTCGAGTTATTCACTGCGCACTGGATAAGCCTTGAAGCAAAGAATCAGTTGGCTTCTCAAGGCGGCGGTATTCCCGGTATGGATGCTGGTGGGCCAGTTTCCAGCAAATCTGTTGATAAAGTCTCTGTATCGTATGATACGGGAGCAGGAACAGAAGCTGGAGCAGGCCATTGGAATTTAACCAACTATGGCACGCGATTCATATATATGGTGCGTATATTTGGCGCTGGCGTTATTCAACTAGGTATTGGTTGCGCACCTGTTGGCTCTGGTTCATTCTATTCAGGTGGGGCTTGGCCAGGCCCAGATTGCAATCCTGGATTCACTAATTTTGGTAATTAATTATGGCAAAAAGCATTCACATTCATGTTAATCAGAAAGGCTATGGCAAAGTTGCTAAGGTTAATGATGGAACAAAACAAACAATCGCATCAGCAGAGCGCGAATTGAAATCAGCATTAAAAGCAGCAATGCAGAAGGCCGATAAAGTTTGTGATGAAGCCAAAGGCGTTGATGATAGAAGATATCAACTATCAAGCAACATATACAGAGAATTGCAAGGCATGGTTGGTGATATTTAATTATTAATTAACGCCAAAGCTCTATCCGTCCTTGTTCATCCCTGTTACTATTACCGATAAAAGATATAAATAATATTAAATAGTAGAAGAATAGTAATATTAATATAATTATAAAGAATAAATACTTTATAAGTAACAAGGATGAACAAGGAGCCAGCCAAATGAAGAGTTCAGTTGTTAAATTAATTGATAATATGCCTAAATTAATGGGCGCATTAAACCACTTAATGGAAAATGAAGCGTTGGTGGGAGTGCCATCAGAAACGACAGAGCGAAAACCAGATGCTAACGGTAGTATTGAAGAAACTCCAATCAATAATGCTGCTTTGGCTTATATTCACGACAACGGAAGTCCAGCGCGGAATATTCCAGCCAGACCATTTATGAAGCCTGGAATTGCCGCTGCTAAAAGCGCATTAATTAAACATTTTAAAATAATGGCGAAAAGGGCCATTAACGGCTCGAAAAATTCCGGCGACCTAGCTCTATACGGGGCTGGGATTATCGCCCAACGTAGCATACGGGCGGTACTTAATTCCGGTATCGAACCGGAGCTTTCGGAACGAACTATTAAGGCGCGGATAAAAAGAGGAAGAAAAGGCACGAAGCCGCTGGTTGATACTGGACAATTGCGAAACTCAATAAATTTCGTAATTCGCAAAAACAACAGTCAAACAGCTTCGCATTGGCAAAATAGGATTAAATAATGGCCTTACTAGATGTTGACAACGTATTGCTTGACCCTGACTTCACTGATAAATTCAATGTGATTCGCAGGCCAGCAAATGCTGACAACGAAGGCAGGCTAACCACGGCAGGCACTATAGTCTTTAACAGTATACTTGGTGTTGTTAATATTGCTGACCCTAGCGACCTTAACCGTGAAGATGATTATGATATTTTCAGTAGAGCTATATCAGTCATTACGCAATTTAGATTGCGCGGCCAATCAGAAGGCTACATGCCAGATATTATTGTTTGGCGCGGAAATAACTATGTGGTCACTAATTTTAGCCCATTTCCCCAGTACGGTAATGGATTTTATGAAGTGATTGCAGAATCCATGGACAAAAACGATACTGCTCTTGATTTAATTATCAATGGCCAAATTGCTTTTAATATTTCAACTAATAGTTATGCAGCAGGTTATTTATAATGCTATTAAAAGTCACTGATGGTTTAGGCATTGCGCAAACAATAATAGCTCAAGGTCAAGAGGCTGTTGCTGATTATAGCGGCTCAATAGCTGCTACCAATGTTTCGCAAATTGCTGCTGTAGCAAATACAACGCGCTCTGGTTTTTTTATACAAAATCTTGGTGCGCATAATATGTGGATTAACGAATTGGCTGTTGCAACTGAAACGCAAGGCTCAATTTTATTGGTGCCAAATGCAAGCATTTCAGCACCTTTTAATTATCCAGTAAGCACAGGAGCCATAAACATAATCGGCACTGCTGGCGATGGTTATACTTTAAGACAGTGGTAATCTAGTGCCGAATACATCAGCAACTGGTGGTTATTTAGTTGGTGTTGGCAATCCAGCTGTATTATCAGATGCTGCTCTTCAAAACTTTTTTCACGATTGGTTTGTAGGTATAAGTGGATTACAAGCACAGTATGTTAGACCAAGATGGCAACCGGAGCCACCAAACATTCCCGATATTGCTATTGATTGGATGGCTTTTGGAGTAACAGAAAAGAAGTATTTTGGAATGCCTGCTGTTATTCACCATGCTTCATCAGGCGGCTTTCCAAATGGCTATGATGAATTAATTCGCCAACAGTCTTTGAAAATAATGGCCTCAATATATGGGCCAAATGCAGACCAAACAACTGAGATGCTGGCAAATGGAATGTACATTGCTCAAAACCTTGAGCTTCTGACGTTAAATAATATTGGGTTAGTGGAGTGCGGCGAACCAATTGTTGCACCAGAATTAATCAAAGAGCAGTGGTATTATAGAGTTGATTTGCCGATATGGCTTAACAGATCAATTGTTATTGATTATGCTGTTGAGAATATATTGACGGCTAGCGGAACGATAAACAATGGCATTTTTACAGAAACATTTAACAATTAGGATTCAATATGAATAATAGCCAATTATCAATTAACAGACTTGTTAATGTTGGTGTAAACTATGCTCCAAACGCCGCGCAGATGCAGAATATTAGCAACCTGTTGATTCTTGGCACATCGAATATAATTGATACCACGCAGCGATTCAGATTATACTCATCTGATACTGCTGTTTCTGCTGATTTTGGTACTACTTCAGAAGAGTATTTGTGCGCTGTATTGTGGTTTGAACAAAATCCACAACCAACGCAGTTGATGATTGGGCGCTGGGCAAACGCTGCTTTTGGCGCTACTCTTAAAGGCGCAACACTTTCAACAGCCAATGCTGGAAGCGGCGGCGTTCTGGCTTCCTGGACTTCGTTAACTGCTGCTGCTTTTGAAACTGTAATAGATAATGTTCCTTTATCTATATCACTAACAGGAACACCATTCAGTGGAGCAACTGCTATCACTGGCGTTGCATCTGTTATTCAGACAGCCTTACAAGCTGCGGCAACAACGGCTGGTTATTCTAATCCAACAGGAATTACTTGCGTTTGGAATAGCGTTTACAACCGTTTTGAAGTAAACTCTGGAACAACTGGCGTTAATTCAACGCTACAATATCTGGACTTGCCAGCAGCTTCTGGATTCTTCAACGTTACAACTTTGCCTCTCGCAGCAGATACCATTACACTAAACGGCACCGTATGGACATTCGTTAGTGCTATTACAGCAGGTAATCAAATTTTAATTGGCGCTAGTATCGCAACAACTCTAACCAATGCTGTTACCGCTTTAAAAGCAAGCGCAGATGCGAATACACTATTATTCGATTACTATACAAACGGAAACTACCTGTATACTGAATCAATGGCAACTGGCGCAGCAGGAAATGCCTACACCCTTGCTGAATCAACAGCTGGAGTTCGCATAACAAAATCAGGCGCGGTGCTAACGGGCGGTGCTTCGGTAACTTATGACATTTCTGTTCTTTCTGGAATGTCTTCATCAACAACTTCAGGCGTTTATATATCACAAGGTCAAGCTGCTGAAACAGCCAAGGCTGCTGCAAACCTATTTGATAATAACTATGGTCAAAGTTGGTACGGTTTATTCATTCCTGACGCCTCTGATAAAGATCACGTTGCTGTTGGCAATTTCATAGATGCGACAACCAACAAACACACCTATTTTGTATCTACGTTGGAATCTGGCGCTTTAGTAGCTACTAACCAGACCGATATTGCCGCCATCCTTTCTGTTACTGGCTTAGAAAAAACGCTTGGTCAATATTCAAGCAGCAACCCATATGCCGTGGTAAGCGCAGCGGCCAAGGCATTAACTATCGATTATAGTGGCAACAATACAGTAATTGATTTGATGTATAAGCAAGAACCTGGAATTGTCGCAGAAGCACTAAATGCCTCACAAATTACAGCCTTAGAAAATAAAAACTTTAATGTATTTATAGGGTATAATAACGACACGGCGATTTTTGAGCCTGGCAATAATGTAAGCGGCAGTCCCTTTGATATTATAACGGGTACTGATTGGCTGGCATTGGATATACAAACTGCTGTATATAATTTGCTTTATTTAAGCCAAACAAAAATTCCACAGACAGATGCTGGCAATCATATGATTCTAACAACGATAGAATCTGTATTAAGCCAAGCTGTAACGAATGGCTTGCTTGCACCGGGAACATGGACAACGGGAGGCTTTGGCGAATTGAATCAAGGCGACTTCTTGCCAAAAGGTTTTTATGTTTATGCGCCTCCAATTGCCACGCAATCTTCAGCCAGCCGATCAGCAAGGCAGTCCGTTATTTTCCAAATAGCTGCGAAAATGGCTGGCGCTATCCGCTATGCCAATATTCAAATAAACATCAACAGATAAGGCACTAAAATGGCAAATGCATATAGTTTTTTAAGCATACAATGCGCTCTTGTTGGGCCTGGCGGGAATATACAGCTAGGCGC